TGTGGTTGTTGTGGTTGTTGTTGAGCTCTTTCTTGTTGTTGTCTCAATACATCCATGTTTAATATATCTTCTGGTAGTTCATCAAATGATTCAAAAATTCTTTCTACAAATTTAATTGGGTCAATTGCACCAGCAACCTGTGGCATGTTACCTATAACATTTACTATCTGCATTAACTTGTTAAAGTTTGTCATTTTCAGAACTTTACCTGATATACCTCTAACAACTATTCTAGCTTCTCGTATAATATTCATACGTTCATTAAATGATAGTCCTAGCAGTTGTTTAATTGGGCTGTCCTCATCTTGTGTATACATAGGTTCATGGGATACGTCGTCTATATAAATTAACTCTGTATGTAATATCATTTCTAATGATGGTTCAATAATACTACGTTCTATCTCACTAGCTATGTCTGTAAAGAAACTAGCAGTTTCTTGTGACTTTTGACTAATCTCTTGTGCTGTAGGTCTTCCTTTACTTGTTGGTTGTCCTTGGAAAAATTCGTTTTGAAAAGACCTATTTTGTATTAACCTATCTATAACAAACAATAAGTTTGTTGCATTAGGATTTAAGTTTTGATTATATACTTGATTAATTGTATTAGGAGCTGTTACAGGATATAAACGTCCTGGTGTTATAGAACCAAAGAGATGAGCTTTACCACTCTCAACATTTGTAGAAACTAATTCATAAACTCCTAATGTTGACATACGGAAAGCATCTAATAATAAATTCATGCTTTCTACATATGATGATAACAAACTTCTTAGTTTAGATATATAACCTCTTCCGTAACGTCCTTGTAATACTTTCATTGGAAATCCACATACATATGGAAATCTTCCGTTTGGTAAATTATTTTTACCATAATAAACAACTGTATCATCACCGGCTATAATAAAATGTACATTACGGTCTAACACAGCGCCTCGTTTGTCTGAAATATATTTTGCATATACATAACAAAGTTTTACTTGAGATAAATGATTTTCTTCTTGGTCTCCATTATACATCATACTTCTCATAACTTTGTTTGTATTAGTCCAACCATTTACTCTAGCTAATCTTTCATAGTCAGCCAAGCTAACAGTTTTCATTTCTATAATATAGCTATCACCATTAGGGTCTAGCATTATGTTAAATGGGTTTACTGCTTGTACAGAAGTTTTACCCAATATCTCTGATTGCTCTTCTATTTCACCACTAGTTTCGTCTACACGCGGATAAGTTTGCTCATCATAAGTGTATTTAATTTTTGTATAATATGGACTTGTTAGTAATGAAAATTTAAGTGCATCTCCAAAAACTAATGGAAACTTATTGTTTGATAAAACTTGTTGCATTAGTTTATTCATAGCACTTTGATATGATTTGTTTGGGTGTTCTATTGTAAAATATTTATTATCAGTTGACATCAATATACGTACAAAGAAGTTAGATAATCTAACAACTAAGTTATCAACTACTGGGTCTTTAATCTTTGTTTGCCAATCTAATTTATTGTCAAAGTTATATTCATCCATATAAAAACGCATGTTCTCACGCCACTCTTGTGAGTTTTGTGTAAACACTGGTTCTGCTTGATTTTTTATGTAGTTGAAAAAACTTAATATTGTTTCTGGTTTTACATTCAATTTAATGTCCTGCCTTTTTCTCCAAACTTCATATCAAAATATTCGGGCTCATTTATTGGAATATCATCTGTATTAACTAATCGTTTAGATATGTAATACAAACCTAACTTAAATGCATCAGATATGTGTTCGTAATATTTGTCTCGTTTAGGTACACCATTTTCGTCTCTTGTATAATTAGATAATGTTTCACAAAGAAGTTGTGCGTGTTTAGAATCTATCTGTATTCTAGGTATACCTTCTGCTAATATTTTTAATTCTTCATTAGCTAACACTACACTCGTATCTCTCTTTACATACACTACATCTGTTTGCAATCCTTTGTTTTCAAATATCATTGCACTAGTGTTAGGAGATACATCATACTTTCTGTTTGCGTCGTGTGGTAACAAATCCATTGTGTTTAATAACTTTGGAAATGTTTCTGTTTGTTGTACAGCTACTTGGTCTATAAAATCTGTTAGCTGTATATTTTTTCCTAATATTGACATTAGAATATTTTTACGTCCTACTTTGTCTACTTGAAAAATTACACAAGCAGGTCTTGAATAACCCAAATCCCAAGCTCTCCATGCTGTACGAAGTGGGTCATATTGTTCTGTAAGATTATCTACGACATGCATTTCATTAAAGTCTGGGTACACAATAGGTCCTTTAGGTTGCAGTTGAAACTTACCGCCTTCACTAAATCTCCAATGCATTGCATTTTCTGTAAATCTTTTCTTGTATCTTTCTATCTCTTCTTTTTCTAGAGATAAGTTATCATATACATCTATAAAATGAAAACTTGTATCTTTGTCGTCTTCTTGTCGTTTGTATATATCTTGTGGTATATAATTACTTGTTGCGTCTTCTACAATAAAACTCATAATCATTTTGCCAGATTTTCTTAATAACCTAGCAAGAATCTCATCATGCATATTTTGAGACGGACATTCGTCAAACCAACAGAAGTCAATACCAGAAGCTTGTAGGTTTTGTGTTTTCATTTCAGCAGACTTAAATTCTAAGATTGTACCATCCCAAAATTTTACAAAATCTAAACATCTGTTTTTACCCCAAGCTACTTTACCGCCACGTTTCTCTATACTTTCTATTGATGGTAATAATCCTATGTCATTAGGCGTATCAGTAGAAAAAAGGTGAACCTGACTAGACGTCCTTTGAATATCAAAAGAGGGACTAAACGCCCATATAATCCTATTACCATATTTTGGTTTTTGTATTTCATATTGAGGATGCCAACCTATAACGTTATAAGCTGTAACAGCAGCACTACAATATGACTTCCCACTAGAATTGTTACCGTGGACATAAACAGAAAAGTTATTATCGTTAACAATGGACTTCTGTGCAGGATACGGACGAAAGAAGAAAAGGTTTCCATACCAATACAGTAACTCTGCTTTAATTTTTGGGTCAAATTTACTAAACTCTTCATCCGTCATATTGTGAACTTTGTGCCACAAAGCCAACATTTTCTTATCCTTAAACCACCAGTCTCTTATCATAATCTTCCAAAGCAAGGATGTATTGGCGTGTCAAATCTCTTCGACTGTGCCACATCCTGCTTAATATTCATTTAATTTATCCCATGCTTTATTATGTAATTCTATACATGCCTTGTAAGTTTGTTTTTGATATGCCCAACATTTTACTTTATCGCTAGCATTACTACAATCAGGTGCTTGTGGGCACTGTGGTTTAACAAACTCTACTTTACTACTAAGTATTGAACAACCGTTAAGGCTTGTCAAGATAATCAGTAGTATTATTAATTTTTTTATTTGCATGCTCCTTTGCTTGTACTTCCATAGTCTTTACCCAAATCTCGTGTTTGGCAGACTTTAACTCTATATCTTTTTTGTCTTGGCTACGTTTACTCCACCATCCAAACAAATATTTAGATATAGTCGGTACAATTTTAAGTAACCACCAAGGCATCTTATGCCATCCTCTTCTTAGATTTCTTTATTTTATTTTTTAATGCTGCTGGCAATGTTTTTTGTTTTCCTGTTAGCATACCATTCTTTTTCTTTGGTCTTCCTTTTTTACTTCCGTATGTTCCTTTACCCATTGGCATAATTATATCCTCCGTTATGCTTTATTAGATTTTTTCTTTTTATGTCTTGCTGCAAAAGCTCTGGCTGCTTCTTTACTTCCAAATCCCCATGCTTTCAAAGCAAGTTTTAATCTCGTTGGTCTACCCTTAGAATCTTTGAGTGCACCTGCCATACCACCAAATCTAGCAGCAAAACTCACACGTCTAGGGTTTGTACCAGTTTTTACTGGTCTTTTTAGGTTAGAACCTTCTGCTTTAGCACTACGTCTACCCTTTTCGTTTAACCCACCTTTAGGATTTTTTCCTTCTTTTCTTTGCCACGCGGGTGTTTTTGCCACTCGATGTCTCCTTCTTCTTTACTACCTTATTACTTTCTACCCATGCTGGTAAATATCTACCCTCTCGCATAAGATGTTTTGATTCTGCATCTTCATGCACATCTAATTTATTGGATTTTTTCTCCATACTCTTCCCATGCCTCATCTTGTAATGATTCAATTGCTTTATTCAGGTAATTTTGTGTTTTTTCTTGTCCAGTTGATGTTAAACTAGCGCGCAACTGGTCTTTTAGAACAGTTAACTTTAGTTTGTAATACTGAATTACTAACCTATCATCGTTTTTACTGGTCGCGTTTTTAATTTTACCATCTAATTCTTGTAATGCTGTTTCATATCGTTGAAATATAGTAGAACTAAAGTCACCATCTGCAAATGATTTGACAGTATCCTCTACTTTGGACATAAATATTTTATATGTTTCTGTTTCTTTGCAAGAATCTAGAATATTCTTAACTGTTTTGTGGTCAATACTCAGTTGTCGCCCTGTAGCTCGTAGAACCCAACCATTTGAGTAACAACTTTCGAGAAATTTCCACATTTTCTTGTTATAATCGACTTCTTCAGGAAATAATTGATTTAATTTATTGTTCATAGCTTAGTTGTGTCTCCCTTTTGCTTTCTCTGTTACGTCTTTCACGGTATTTACCAATATATTTTGATACACACCACTTGTAGTCGTTCGGCATAATATTTTCTTCAAGTATGTAAACACATGCATCATGCAAAATATCCTCGCAGTCTATCTTTGTTATACCATATTTAGCGCCATTAAGCAAACAGTAATCTTTTAGTTCAAGATATTGCATTTCTGTCATAATTATTGTAACCCCTTACAAGTATAAATAGCCCAGGACTGCAAAAGTCAAGTTTTATTTATTATATGTGTAAATATTACACTATATGTGCTTTAGAATACAATTTACAAGTATCTCTTGGTAATAAATAGCTACTATTGGGTGAGCATTGGGCGGCGTTGTAACTGCCCGTAATCATTAGTTATTTATTTATACA